GTGTCTAACCTAATCACAGCTATCGGAGCAGCCATACCATGAGCCCAACTGCAATTCCTGGAAACCTTATTCTTCAGTCACCAACGGCTTCTAAGTTAATCTTAGTAAACGACCAACGTAACCATGCTGGCGATGCACAGATCACCTACGGCATTACAAGCACTGGTGGCGTATTTAACCTTAGGTCTACTGGCACTGTAGATTATGAAGTGGAATGGGGTGATGGCACGGTAGAACGTAGCACGTCCAATACACTGGCACATACTTATGCTGCTGGTAGCTATGTGTTGAAGATTAGAACTGCTCAGCAATATGTTCCGTATTTTAACAACAGCACGGATGAAGACCAGATTACGTCGGTTGCACTTGTTAGTGACCTTGATGTAGGTACTAACCTTACGAGTGCTTGGTATGGTGCAAACAACATGACCGAGTTTAACGCTGCTTTTGGTGCTACTACTGGTGTGACTAACTTTACCAGTACTTGGCGTGACTGCTCAAGCCTTACAAGCTTCCCCTTGATTGACACTTCAAGCGTGACTAGCTTTAGCAATACTTGGCAAAACTGCTCAGGCCTCACTAGCTTCCCCTTGATCGACACTTCAATCGGGACTACCTTTGGCTCTGCTTGGAATAACTGCACAGGCCTAACTAGCTTTCCGTCAATCGACATTTCAAGGGCTACAAAATTCGAGCAATCCTGGCGTGGCTGCACCAACCTCACTACCTTCCCCGCCAACTTCTTTGACTCTTGGACTGGTACACCAGTAAATTACTGCCTTTTTGGTACTTGGCTCACCTGCACCTCCCTCACCGCCACATCCGTAGAGAACATCCTCAACAGCATTGACACCTCTGGTCAATCAGCACCTGCATTTGGTCCAGACATCACCATTGATTACAACGCAGCCAGTGGTACACCCGACATCTCTACCGCTGTCAGCAATCTCAAGTCTCGTGGCTGGACGATTACTCTAAATGGCGTACTGCAATGACTATTAACCTTGGCGTGCGTCAACACCCTGCCCTGGCCACAGTTCCCTAGAAACCATGACCAACGAAGATTACTCCAAGGTGCCACCGCCGCACCTGCTCAAAAAGTTCTCCGAGCAAGCACGAGAGGACAGTCAAAAGCGCGGACGCCCCGGCTACTACAAGACGTTTGCGAAGCTCTGCATTGACTGGGCGCTGAACTCCAAATCATCTCCTAATAATCTCCAAATTAGGAGTTCCGACATCACGCCACCTCCAGAGCTGGTGCAGCAGTGGATCGAAAGCACAAGATCTGACGACTGCATCGGTGCGTACCCTGCTGATCTAGAGCAACAAATTTGCGTCCTCGCTGCTCAGTACGGTGCAGACCAGGAGCTGGAGGCGTGCTGTGAGTGGTTTGTGCGTGAGTGGACTGACGTTGAAACAGCGGACGCTCTCCGTGCCGCCCGCCGCCCCAAGCCGCCGAGCTTGAAGGAGCAGGCGCTTGCCCTGATCGACGAGTGTACTGATCCTCAAGGCGACTACCTAGACGACAACGCTTTGTCCATCATCCGCCGCGCCCTTGAACAGCTTCCCGACCACAAGTAGTCGCTTCCACTTCTATGTCAGACAAAAAATCATCCAAGAAAATCGAGCGTTACAAGCTCGAAGCAGCCTTTGTATCCCTGGCGGACTACGACGTAACCATCAAAGGCGACGACTTCATGGAGATGTCCTTGTGGCACAACGGTGAGGGCTTTGATGTCATCCTTAACAGCAATGGCGAACAACGCTTTTGCCTGACATGGGGACAGTACAAAGCGCTCAAGACGCTTGTAAAAGAGCTGGACGGCTAAGCCCACCCCGCCGTAATTCGCTAGTATGCGCGAGCAATCTTTCAACGAGGGATCGGAAGCGTCCGTAGAGTCCGGCTGCGGCGAGGTTGGCACCGCGTGAGGACCAACTACCGGACACCCCATTTACCGTAAGCAGCAGCCGTAGCCGTGGCAGAATAGGTACAAAGTAGGAGTTTAATGTGGTTTACAGCGGTAATATCCCCCCGGTCGGGGCTGTAGTAAGCGAATCCCCGTTTGTTCGCAACCTAGAAGTCATCGCAATGATGGCCGACTGGAGCGTAATGGCAGCAGTAACGCGCGGCACGAACTACCTGCGCGACATGAGCGAGAAATACCTCCCCCAAGAACCCCGCGAAGACGACGACGCTTACCAAACCCGCATTGACCGCAGCGTCCTAAGCCCCTACACCAGCCGCCTAATCGAAACCGCCGCTGGCGCCATACTCCGCAAACCAATCCACATCGAGGGCGACCCCTACTGGCTGGAGCTAAGCGAGAACATCGACGGCATCGGCTCGAACATCAACGAGTACGCCCGCCGCGCCCTAGTAAGCAGCATGACCTATGGCCACAGCGCCATTTTGGTGGACTACCCAGCTGCAATGGGTGCCATGAATCTGGCGGAAGAACGCGCCCAAGGCCGCCGCCCCTATTTCGTCCACGTTGACGCCCCACAGATCTGGGGCTGGCGCCAAGCCGATACCATGCCCGGCTCCCCTCTAACCCAAGTCCGCATCCACGAGTACACCACCCGCCCCCTAAACGACTTCGGCGAAGAGCAAATCGAGCAAATGCGGGTGATCTACCCAGGCCGCTACGACCTCTACACACTCGGCGAAGACGTAGTTGAGTTCACGCAAACAGGCGGCTACAGCCTGGACGAGATCCCGCTGGTACCGATTTATAGCAACCGCCGGGGCATGCTCCGCTCGCTGCCACCGCTACTGGACATCGCCAACCTGAACATCACCCACTACCAACGCCAAGCCGACCTAATCCACGCCCTACATATTGCCGCCATGCCGACCCTTGTCCTAGAGGGCTGGGACGACACAACCGGCAGCGCAACGATGGGCGTGAACTACGCCATCGCCATGCAGCCAGGCAACAAGGCGTATTACGTCCAAGCCGACGCCACAAGCTTCGACGCACAAATGGCCGAACTCCAATCCCTGGAGCAACAGATGTCCACCTTGGGCGTCACCAAACTCTTCGGCCAAAAGTTCGTAGCCGAATCCGCCGAGGCCAAGCGCATCGACCAAGCCCAATCCAACAGTGTGCTCTCGATCATCAGCCAAGAACTGGAGAGCGCCCTAAACCAAGCCTTCGGCTTTGCAGCCCAGTACGTCGGCATCGAACCACCAGAGGTCAAGATCGACCGTGACTTCGACTACTACCGCCTAATCGGCCAAGACATCGCCGTCATCACCCAACTCAACCAGCTCGGCAAAATCAGCGACCAAATGCTGCTGGAGATTTTGCGACGCGGCGAAATCCTGCCGGACAACATCAAGATCGACGAAGAGCTGGCCGCCGCTGGAACCCCAGCAATGGAAGAGCAACCCGATGAGGTCAATTCTTAAATGCTATTCTAAATACGTTCATGTAACACATTACCGTGCCCGAAGAACAGCAAGCAACACCTCCTGTGGAGAATGTTGCCCCTCAACCTGTGGTTGAAAGCTCCAATTTGGCCGCCCAACTAGAAGCGCTGAAAGCAAAAAACGCGGAGCTTATTGCAGAGCGGCGTAAAGACCGAGATAACCGAGATTCCTTGCAGAAACAACTAGACGAACTCCAGAGCGCACAAAAAAGCGCTCAAACACAGAAGTTAGCTGAATCAGGGGAGTTTAAGGCCCTGTGGGAGCAAGCCCAGGAGACAGTTGCCGACCTAAAGCAGCAACTAGCTGAACGCGAGGCAAAGATCTCCTCAATGGAGACATCCTTCACACAAGAACAACTAAAGGCTGGAGCAATCGCCCAACTTTCTCAAGCTGGTGCACTTGCACCAGATCAGCTGTATCGTTTAGTGCAAGACAACCTTCGCGCCAAAGATGGTCAGCCTGTGGCTGTTGTTGGCGGCGTCGAAGTTCCGGTTGGCGAGTATATCGCCAACTTGAAAAATCCCGGCAGCGGTTACGAGCATCATTTTGCTGCTAGCAACCGCGCCGGCATGGGTGTCGCAGGTAGTGCCCGCGCCAACGCCCTCCCCGGCCAGTCCAACCCATGGTCAAAAGAGGCTTGGAATTTTACCGAGCAGATGATGATCATGAGCAGCGATCCCGATCGCGCCCGTCTATTGAAGGCGGAGGCTGGCCGCTAAGCCCCTGTGGGGCAACCGCTAACAACGACTCCACCGGAGCTACATCATGTCTTCCTTTAACGGCAACTGGAGCGGAGGTACTTTCCTCTCCGATCTGGTTACCCGCCCCGAGTTTCTCCAGTACACCTCTGAGGGCATCTTCGAGCAATCGAAGTGGATCCAGAGCGGCATCATCCAGCGCAACGCTGCACTTGATGCCCGCGCTGGCGGCACCCGCGTGCGCGTACCTTTCTTCGACCCCATCGCCCCGACTGAGACCCAAATTCTCAGCAACGCCACCTGGGGCGGTGGCGGCGGCTACCTCGTTCCTCAGAACGTGACCGCCGACGAGCAGATCATGACGATTCTGCACCGCGGCTTCGCATACGCAGCCGACGATCTCAGCAAGCTGGGCACTGGTTCCGATCCTCTGAGCCACGTGCGCGATCAGCTGACCGCTGCGATCAACAAGCTGAAGACCGCCACCCTGTCGAACCACCTGCTGGGCCTGTTCGGCGGCATCACCGGCAACGGCGTCCTGGGTGCCAACCAAACCGACAAGAGCTTTGACGGTGTGCCTGGTTCGATGACCGAGGCCAACTACTTGACGGCTGCCAACGTGATTGCCGCCAAGTCCGTGTTGGGCGAGCGCGGCGACGACCTCGATAGCATCGCTATGCACTCGAACGTCGCCTACTACCTGCAGCAGGTAGGCATGCTGACCTTCAGCACCTCTGCACTGGCCGCCGCTGGCGCAGTGACCTGGGGCGCAGGCGGCGTTGGCGTACGTTCGACCGACGTACCGTTCTTCGCCGGTATGCGGGTCGTGATTGACGACCAGCTGACCTACTTGACTGGCGGCGATGCCGGCGACGTAGTCAAGTACCCGGTCTATCTGTTCCGCTCCGGCGTGGTGTCCGAGGGCATCCAGCAAGACCTGCGTCTTGCCGCTGACCGCAACATCCTGTCCATGCAGGATGTGCTGGCAGTGGACTACCACTACGGTTACCACGTGACCGGCACCAAGTGGGCCGCCTCGGGCGACAACCCCACCAACGCCGCCACCACCGGCAACCTGGCCAACATCGCCAGCTGGAACCTGGTGTTCAGCACCGCCAAGATGGTCCCTGTGGCCCGCTTGCTGGTGAACACACCTTTCGATCCCACCGCCTACACCTGATCCAAACCAGGCATCAACATGGCCCCCTCATGGGGGCCTTTTTTATGTCAATAATCAATCCCCAGCCGAATCTTCTCCTGCCTCTCAAAAACAACGGGAGTATTCATAGTGCTTTTGTAGGACTGCAGGATCAACTGATTGATCACGTCATAACTCACCTGGAGCTTCTCACCAATTTCCATAATGTTGAGATTTTGTTCTTCCCGAAGGCGTCGAATTTCGAGCGCGACATCTTCTAGTTTGCGAATCTGCTTACCGGGCATCACGGGGTCCTCTTTTGGTGTTGCAAGCTTTACGCTGCCCTCAGCACCGGAAGATTTACGAAGCGGCATGAAACTGGTACGTCTTTACGTCTCACACAATAGTCGCCAGTGGCACGAGGACATAGCGTATGGGGACCACCTAGAGCGAAGTGCCGAGCTTCAGATGGAGGGAGCGACCATTTACCACGCATCAATACTGCAAGTACAGACCAAAACATCGACACGACGTGTAAGGGCTAAACTCAGAAAAAGATCGTATTAACTGTGGCCGCGACTATTGATGCCACTCTGCAAGGCGCGTCGGCCAACAGCTACGTGACGTTGGCCGAAGCAGACGCATATTTCGAGACAGTTCCCGACTCTGCAACCTGGACCGACAAGACCGACGACCAGAAAAACCGCGCCCTGATTTCCGCGACGCGCTGGATCGACGCCTTGAGCTTCTACGGCGACCGCTGCACCGAAACCCAAGCCTTGAAGTGGCCACGAGAGGACTACAAAGTTGACGGCATCAAGCTGGTGTGCACGCTGATCCCGCAACAGGTCAAGGTCGCCACATACGAACTAGCCCGCGCCTTCGCCAACGACACGGACTCCATCACTGGAACAAGCGGCACCAGCGGCCTTTACGACGAGGTGGAACTGGGCGAACTGAAAGTCAAATACAAGGACAGCTCCACCACCCCAGGCCTAATCAACAACATCTTCGACGTTTACCCCTGGCTGGAAACCTATTTAGGCGCCTACTGCATCGGCGGAGCCACCAATTACGCAGTCCGCCTATTCCGAGGTTGATATGGGCTTAATCGACAGCATATTTGCGCCTATCCCCAAAACCCTGATGCCACAGTGGGGCCAAGACCTCACGTACATCAAAACCACAACCCCTCGGGCATACAATCCAGCCACCGGCGAGGTGACAGGCGGCGACACACCAGTTCCGCTAAAGGGAGTAATCCTCCGCCTCGATCCACAGGAATCCGAAGGTCTGTACCAAACCACAGACCTCCGCATCCTCATTGGGACGACTGAACTCGGCACCTACTACCCAACCGAGGCCGACCGCATCCAATACACCGAGGCTGGGGCAACCCGCGAGGCCAAAATCATTGCAATCAGAACCTACCGCGGCGACGAACCGGTCTACCACTCCCTTATTGTGAGGCCCCAGTAATGGCACGCGACTTCAAAGACCTCTCAAAGGACTTAAAAGATCTTGTCGCTCAATCAGCAAGGCAGGCTTCTGTAGAGATCATGAACGGCCTAGTGGCAGCCGGCCCCGGCTACTCCGGCCAATTTTCATCTGCTTGGTACGCGGTAGAACCCGGCACCGCACCAGGCGGTCCGCGCTCAAGCGGCACCAACCTCTATAAGTACGACCTGCGAAACGTACCCGCAACCCGCTTTAAGTCGGGCACCTACTACGAGATTGTCAATGGAGCAGACTATGCTCCCCAAGCACTGGATCTAGAAGAAGGTGTTTTTCGGACTCAGTACGACAGCAATGGCGATATTCTCGAACCTGTGAAAGACCCTGTAAATATCGGAAGTCGCACAGGTCAGCTACGCGGCCAGGTAAGTAGCGGCCCGGGTTTTGCTGTAAGCACCGCACCTCTGGACTGGTACGTCACATACACCAATGGTGGTGCGATGCAAAGAGACCTAGGAAACGGTGTGCGCATTGGGTTCCGCCAAGGCCCAAGCGGCGGTAGGGTTCCGGGTAGAGGGTTTGGCCAATGAACTACCAAGCTATTCGCGCTGCAGTTGAGGGGCCACTACTCACCGCATTCAATAACCTAGTACCGGCGGTGCCCGTTTACTTTGACAACATCACAGCAGTTCCGGCTAACTCCACTACTGAGTACGTTCGCGTCAATGTTACTTTCGGCATTACCAACCAGCCCACGCTTACGTCTAGCGTTGATAATGCGCGGGGCGCAGTTGTTATCCGAATTTTTACGGAAAAGGGGCGTGGTCCCGCCCGCAACCAACAACTCTTAACAACGGCAGTAAATGTGCTGGAGACACTCAACAATTCCACCAAAAGCACAAGCGGCGTTTACTTTAAGGTCGGAGAAATCAACGGTCCGACCTTTTCTGCCACAGAGAACGCTCCGCACTTTGTGGGTCGAATTGACACCTCTTACGTTGCAACTGTGCTTTCGTAATAATGGTAAAGAAGGGCGCTAACCTGTAATAAGCCGGGCAGTGCCCGCCCACAACGTCCATTTTGGTAAGCCCATGGCAACTACCGTACTGTCCGGCACGTCCGGCGCCCTCTACTACAAACCCGCTGGAACCCTCGGAACGTTCGGTGAATCCAATGTGGACACCGTAGCCAACGAGATCACGATCGCTACATACCTGAACTTCCGGGTTGGCGATCCAGTCAAGTTCAGCGTGGTGAACACCCAGACTGGCGGCGCCGGCACCGGCACCCTCCCTGCTGGAATTACTGCCGGGACCACCTATTACGTCATTGCCTACGCCGCAGCGACAGGCGTGCTGCAAGTCTCGGAAACCGAGGGTGGCTCAACCATCACGATCACCGACGACGGCATCGCCACAGGTTCCAACCGTTTCCAAGTGGAATACGCGGACTACGCAGTGGTCGGCCAAGTCCGCGACTGGAGCTTTGAGATCACCCGTGCCGAGATCGACGTAACCACGATCGGTCAAACCCCCGGCCAGTATGTACCCTTCCGTAGCTACATCCCTGGCTTCGGCGACGGCACTGGATCGGCCACCGCATACATGACCGACGAAGAGCTGGCACTGTCCAACCGCCTTATCGAGGACGTGCTTCAGCGCCAGCAGACCGGTGCTTCTTTCAAGCTCTACACCGATCGCGTGTTTAGCGGCGGCGTGTTGAACGACACCCTGAGCCGCTCTATCGCATTCGACGCTGTGCTGACTTCGGCCAGCATGAACGTCAACCCAGACGACGCTCAATCTGTGACCGTCAACTTCCGTCCTGCCAGCACCCCAACCTTCGACCTTGCTACCAGCTGATAATCCACTGGTGCGGATTCAACCACCCCGG